TAAGAATTACTAAGTAACTCATTATCTGATCTCCGCGGCGTTGCTCGATCGACGACAAAGACGTTTTTGTAACGTCTCGACTCTTCAACTGTGAGTTCATCATCATAAACCCAGTCAGGACACGCACCTTCACAGAACACTGTGATGTCGTCAAAGAGAATTGCGCCGGGGTCTTCAATGACTTTGGTTAGACCTGAGTCAAACTCAGGAATACCATCCAGTCTCCCTACTAAGTAGAAAGCTGGCCGTACGCATATCACTTTGATTTCTAAATTCCGTGACGTTGCTAGTCTAACTAGCTCAGCACCAAGTGCTTGGTCGCGGGATATTAGAAAGAGTGTGGTTCTATTTTCTGGAAGGTCCCTTAGGAACTCTTCTTTGATTATAGAATCAGACTCCACCATCAAGTGTAACCTGTCGCGGATTACCCTAGGAAGCCCAACTTTGTTTGCAATGCAGTCAAAGGCGGTCTCTCCGTGGAGGTCGACTATAGAGTTAGAGCTTAGCCATAACTTTATGTCTTCTCTTAGAGTTCTCCGAAGGTTGAACGTGAATCCTAGATTCATCTGGTCAAGCAGGACAGCTTTATCCGCTCTGACTAGGTAATCATCTTGATTTTGCCAAGCAAAACCAGGATTTACCCAGTGAGTGAGGAAAAGCTCCAAGTTTATGTACCGTGGCTCTCTCCCACCGACGCTAAGCGCCCGTGGGACAGCTATGGTTTCATACTTGGGAAGATCCTCGTATCTCACACCTGCTAAGCAGGCTTTGAAATACGCTGACTTCACCATCCTAAAGTAGGTTCTCTGGGGGGCTTCTAAGAAGCCTTTCACTTGTAGTGTTCGGAGAGATGAGTTTGACTCATCAAGCTGAATAACTACACCGTGAGGTTCCAGATACTGCTTTAGGGCTTTACCAGTTGGCAACCAAAGTCCGTACTTGGTACAGACTTGGTCGTGGGTTTCTGATTGAACTAACCGATGTGCCTCCCGTCCATGGAGGATATCACCTAGTCGGATGTAGGTCTCTTGAACGTTTTGAGACTTAGCCTCAATTATTCGTTCGAGTAGACCTGCATCAGAGACATAGGAGCCGTCGCCACCTACTTCCACAGGTGTAAAGGGACACTGAGTGGCCCTTTCCCTGGGGAGGAGTATGTGCTGGAGGATACTTGCTCTCTCAAAGAGAGGAAGTCTCCCGCGATGGGTAGCTTTTACCCACCGTGTCTCCTTACCAAGTAAGGAGAACCGTCCAGCCTGTACTCCACTGAAACCATGGGTCTCAGCAGAGGTTGGCAACAGGAGTCTGATTCTCGGCACGTCAAGATAGGTAAGCTTGGCTTGACCTCTCTTCATCATGACTATGGGAAGGTCCTGTGTACTTCTTGGAAGTAAACAGGCCTCCTCGCAGTAGAAGATAAATTTATCCGAGATAAATGTATCATCTTCCGAGATCTGACCACCCGTGGCTGCGACATTGCGCAAATAGTCTTCATGTTGCTCTTTAAGGCCAAAGGCCGTAAAGTCATCACCGACTATTGAGTAGACCTTTAAACTGGCTGCTCTTGCGCACACATCTTGCGCTAACGTCAAAATCACCTTTGTGCACATGTCACCCATAAAGATTCCTCGTTTTGTGAAAACGAACGGTTGTCCTCTCTCCAGAGCTAAGCTCTCGGGCAGTATGACAATCCGACTTTGTGTGTGAAGGGT